CTGTACCTTCATAGGAGCTCTCTGGGAGCAGGTCTTCAAACTCGTTCGACCACCGCATTAATATCCTATCGTCCTCTATAACCTCTCCATCCTCGTCTAGATGGACCGAGGGGTCCCCGTAGGACTCGTCCTTTACAAGGTGCACCGAAAGTATTCTGTCTGGAAATCCTCCAATTCCATTTTTAATCCAATTTAGTTCTAGAAGGGTATCGTCAAGAGTTCCGGGTCGGTTGAATCGTCTGGTTACGTTATAGTCGTTTAGTTGTGCCATGGTCTATTTTATATATCCCTATGGCTTTTGAATTTTATCGATTTCTTCTTTTTCTCGCTCATTTACCTCTGATTGTAGTTTTAGAAAAATTTCTCTTTCTTCTCCGGTCAGCATAAGAACATCAGAAAAGGAAAAACCACAACCCTTTCTCAAGGCAAAGGCTTCTTCATACAACACCGTCCCCTGTGTGCGTTGTACTAGCTCGCTGAAAAAAAATCTTGTGTCAGAGGTAGAATTACTTGGGAGTGCTCCCCACACTGGGAACACACAAAATGCACATTCGTGTCCAATCCAAAATCAGATTTTAGAATTGCAGTTCTTAATGTGTCAATATCTCTCACTGTGGTCTTTTTAATAAATGTTTGGATAATCATTCTATCTGAATGCTCCTCAATTTTGTCCACAAACCTCCACAAGTTTTCCGTAATCTTTCCTGCTGACTCCAAAAAGGATTCATGTTTCGCTCTAGGAAGCTTTATGTACGCGGTTTTCCCGGAATCCGGTAGCATTACAGGAAACGGCTCCTCAAAGTTTGGGTCGAGAGGCGTGTTTACTAGCTTATCTAATTCAACCACTAGCTCATTTTTAGCCCCACAGGATACACAATCTCCCACGATAGGGTAAGTATTTCCGTACGAGAGTGCCCTTAACTTAAAGAAAACATATGTGGAATCTTGAATGACAAGATTTTCGGGGTCCACCCCTCTAACACAACCTTTTATAAGAGCTGACATAGCAGCCATAGCGTCTCCGCCTTGGGAAATAGACCTGAGATTTCTCTCATCTTCATAAGTAAAAGGTCTAACTTCAACGGTGTCCGAGTTGTAGTCTTTCAGAACTCCATTAGAAGGTAGCTGAACCGATACCCAACCTGTCTTCCCCGTAACGTTCTCAAGCAAAGAATCCATAACTTCTTGCATCTCTTTACTTTTATTTGAGCCCTGAAGGGATGCGTCCGAAGCAGGAGAGGGTCTTTGAGGTGTACTTTCCCCTTCCCCTGCTAAATTATCCCCTTTCGGGTGTTGAGCTTTTGAACTAGCTAAGTCTATGATTGATTTTTCTTCCATAATTTATAACAGTTTTTCTTTTATATTATAATGAAAATATTTGTTAATAATATTTACTCTACTTTAGAAACCGAAGACTTGGATATTTTAAAGGCTTTCGGGAAAAAATACAGCTGTAAGCTTCCGGGATACCAATATACCCCCCAATACAAATCGGGGTGGTGGAAGGGAGACAAACAATATTTTAGTTCAAAGACCGGTAAATTTGGGACAGGTCTCCTCAAGTTCATCCAGGAGGACCTTGATTATATAGACCGGGTTTACGATATCGAAGACTCCCGGCAAACACCCCCCTACAATGATTTTTCTATTGACGGCGTCTCCCTGAGACCCTATCAGGAAACTTTAGTTTCGGAAGCTTTAAATTTAAAAACTTGTATCATTCAGGCTCCTACGGGCGCAGGGAAGACAATTGTACTAGCAAGCCTGCTGAAAGCTTGTGAGGATATGACGGGTCTAGTATTCTTTACCAAGAAGCAACTTCTCCACCAAACATATGAGTACCTTCAAGGGGTAGGCATTGATTGTGGAATCGCCTTTGGGGAAGGTGTGGACATCAAACCTATTACACTATGCACTGTCCAGTCCGTAGCCAAAGTCCTTGATTCTCATCTGGAGAGTTCAGATTTCATCATCTTTGACGAGGTTCATGAGTTCTCAAAAGGGAAGTTAACCACTAAAGTTGTAAAATCTTTCCCAAACGCTAGCATTAGAATTGGAATGACGGCAACCCCTCCCACTGACAAATTTGCCAAACTAAATGTGTGCTCTTTTCTAGGACCAGTTGTGGAAGAGGTTACGGCTGAGGACTTGATAAATTTAAACTTTCTAACAAAACCTACCATTAGAATGATTGACCTCCAAGAAGAAAACTTGGATGATTTTACAACCTCCTCCTACTTGGAAGTGTATCAGCAAATGGTAGTTGATAACGAGGAGCGAAATGAGATAATTTCGGACATTGCGTTAGCCCCCAAAGCTAAAAACACGAAAGTGCTAATCCTCACTAATAACCTGAAGCATTCCGAAAATCTACATAAGCTTATCCCAGAAGCCTACAGGTTAGAAGGCAGTGACAGTTTGGACATTAGAAACAAAACCGTAGAAAAGTTTCGGAACTCCTCCAAACCTTCTATAATTATAGGCACGGTTATCTTTCAAACAGGAATTGATATCCCGGAACTCACGCATTTAATAAATGCTCGGGGTTTAAGGTCTGATATTGCAACTATTCAAGCTTTGGGACGAACTCTCCGAAAACACAAAAACAAAGAAGAAGTATTTATTTACGACTTTATAGACAAAGTTCCCTACTTAATAGGGCACTCAAAAAAAAGGATTCAATCTTACAAATCTTTAGGATTTGAGGTAGAAAAATATGGAACACCGAAAAGAAAAAGAACAAAAAATTAATTTAATTTCCTCCTCCGATAAGGACACACTGAAGCACTTAGTTCAAACCTTAGAAAAGGTTATTGAAGACGAGAAGATTTCAGAGACTTCCCTGGCTGATATCACAATGGTAACATCTGACCTTACCAGGCTTAAGGATTCATACTCCTCAAGGCTTATCAGTTGGCTAAAGCAGGGCTACCACTTAGATTATTAGTAAAGCCCGTCTTCTGTTTCTTCCTCGTCAGAGCTTAGGTGGTTGATTAAATCTTCCAAATCTGTGACAACGCTAGTGAGACCACCTACAATGGAGGATTCGGAATCGTCCCCTACAGGAATATCCTGTTCAGGCTGGGGCTCTTCGGGAACGAATTCACTTTCTTCCCCTTCCATGCCCCCCTCGGGCATCTCTTCTTCCATACCTTCCTCAGGCATCTCTTCACCTTCCATCCCCTCTTCAGGCATTTCTTCTTCCATACCTTCCTCAGGCATAGGTTCTTCCATGCCATCTTCGGGCATTTCTTCTTCCATGCCCTCTTCGGGCATTTCCTCTTCCATGCCATCTTCGGGCATTTCCTCTGAAGGGTCAGGGACATCTTCTCCCATATCTGCGCCGTCCATGTCGTAAGCCTCTCCCCCTAAGGAACCCATGGCAGCTCTCAAACCACCCAAGTCCTGCTTTAGTCGAGGAATGTCCAAGTACTGCATAATAAGGCTTTCGGATATAAATTCAACCTCAGCCTCCTTCAGGCATTCCGTAACGAAATCGTTAACTTGAAGAACTTCAACGCCTCCCTTATCTCTTACGTACCTTGCAAACTCAGAAAGGACATCAGAAAGGATACCCGCGGAGCCCTCTAGCTTCGAGAGAACCTCAAACATAACCGCCTGGGTTTTCGCCAGGTTGTTAAACGTAGGTACAAACTTCAAATTTTGCACGTTAACACCATACTTCTCATCCAAAATTTGAATAATGTGAGCTTTTGCAGGCTTTTTCATTTCGAAAATTTTGTGTACAAAATCCTTAACATCCTTCTTGCTGACGATGTTAGCATCGGTAACTTCGTAAATTGAAGTAAACACGCTATTCAGGTCTGCCTTAGAACACAGCCCCATGAAAGGAACGTCTGAAATAGCTTCGACTAACGCGTCAGCGACTGCGTCTTCTTTAGCGTAAATACAAGAAGCCAACTTTTCTAGACTCTCATTATTAATCCATATAGTGGAAAAGCTTTCCTTAGCCTCATTAAGTTCTTTTCTTACTAGCTCTTGGCTGCAAATCATTTCGTAAAGAGACTTTGTACTTTCGTCAAAATCAATTACGAATTCTTTCTTGCTTTCTAGCAAATCCTTATAGGAAATTTGAGGCAGGTTAAAAGCAGAATAGACTGCATTACTTAGTTTAAAAGAATTAGTACAGTCCTTATTGCCTAACACCTCATCTTTGTGCTCCTTCAAGAAGGAGATAAGTAGAGGCTTAGCCTCCTCTAATTTCGCCCACTGGGCAGAATCTGTAACGTTCAAACATTCTACAATAGCGTTATATTTCTTCTCAACTTTATGCTTTTTAGCGGGCAAAGTTGCTCTTTGCTCAAAACCTTCTAAAATGGCTTTAAACTTCTCGTCGGCGAGATGGTACTCGTTTACCCCTAAAGCTTGTACAAAGGAGGAAATATCTTCTGTTATTGCTTTGCTCATCATATCTTCGGAATATACCTCTTCTATGGAAGCTAGTGAAAAGTTCTTGAGGAACATTCTACCTTCGCTTAGCTGGTAGCTGCATGTAAGGATGTTTTCTGCTTCTGACAGAAACGAAACGGTTTCTTCTACGGGGTTAACCTCAACTAATTCCAAGTTTTCGCGCAGGGACCTGCTAAGGTAATCTGCTGCTTTATGCAGAAGTGTAAGTTTGTTGTTGCGGGATTCGAAAATCATTATAATCTATACTCTAAGTTATATACACTAGTTCAGTTTTGTTTGGAGCACAAATTTATACGCCTTCTGCTCCTTCAGGCATAGGTTCTTCCATTCCGGGCATAGGTTCTTCCATTCCGGGCATGGGTTCTTCCATTCCAGGTTCACCCCCACCCATCATAGGAGGAGCTGCTGCTGCTTGCATTTCTGCTTCTTTTTCCATTTCTTCTTCTAGTTTTTCAGTTATTTCTCTAATTTCTTGGTCAGAAAGATTGAAATAGTTCTTGAGAATCCATTCTTTAGGGAACATTTGAAGTCCTGAGATTGCCTGAACTACTCTAATTTTCTGTTCATCTAACTCTAATCGCCGCTTCTCAAACATGTCGGAAGGGGGACAAAGGAAAATGGAAACTTCTTTTACTGTTGAAGTTGGAAATCCTCGAAGTTTTAAATGGCGTCTCACTAAAAGATTTATGCCAATTTCAACTTCTCTTTGAATTCTTGTAATTGACCGAGCGAACTTCACATCAAGCTGCGCTAGATTCGCTTTTCGTTCCGGAGACTTGTCTTTCTCGACAACATAATCTTTTGGAATTTTCAAGGCAGCTAGCAATTTATCCCTAAAGTATTTAACATCATCTATATCTCCGAGATTTTGAGCACCCGGAAGGACATCAACTGTTGTAAGTGATTTGTTTTTAATACCTATAAAGAAATCCTCATCCACGGACAGAGGGTTGTACCTTTCATTAACAGCCCTACTAGTTGGGTCCCAATGCTTTTCTTTTTTTAGTTTTTGCTTTACTCTTTCGATGTAAGCTTCAGCTTTTGATGTCGGTAAATTACCTGTGTCAATTTTCCAAACCCTTCTTTCGGGAGCGCGAGACAATCTGTAGATGAGCATCGCATCTTCCATCATCCGAAGAGACTTCCATGCCCGCACGCCTGGCGCTAGGATAGATTTTCCATACGGGTAAAAATTAGGGTCGGATGTGTGCGTTCTGAAATGAACAATTTGCTCTTTGTCCAAATCCATAAATTTTCCGGTTCCTACAGAGATTTCTGAGCCCGTTCCTCCGTCTCCAGCCCCTCTAGACTGCGGGATTTCCTGCATAAATTTTTCTAAGTAGCCGTACTTATTTTCAACTCTTACAAGGTAATTAGGGTTTAGGATTTTAACTCTTTGTATCCCTGCTTTAGCATTATTAAGGTCTACAATGTTTTCAATAAAACAATCTCCGTACTTAACAACATTCCTAAAAACATCCCAAATGAAATCATCCATTCGGACATTTTTCAAAAATCTTTCAGATACCTCTTTTGCTAGTTGAGTGTTGGATTCTATCTCAAAAATAGTTTTATCTATATTTTTTTGAGTTCCGTCGTCTGCGTAGATATCCATAGCAGCACCAATCTCTGGGTATTCATCCATCTGCTCAAATTCCTTGTACCTCCGTCTTCGGTCATACTCAATTTGAGGAAGCATGGGGAAACTTCGAGATACTCCAAAACCTACCCCTGACCCTACAGGGAATTCGTCGTCCTCTCGCTTAAAGGTATCTCCTTCAAGTCTGTTTACGGGATTTTTAGGTCTTCCCCTAGTTGGTTCCGGTTGACCTGCTCCAAATCTTCTAAAGAATCTAGCAAGCATCCCCCGTCCAGAGCCAAGCCCTGAATAGCCACTTTTATGTGCAGGAAACTCTGTATAGCTCTCCTCTAGTATTTCGTTTTCTTTGTCTATTCTATCACCCATCGTAAGTCCTCAGAATCATCATCATATCTAGACGTTTTAATTGGTATTATGTACTCGTCTTTCGTATTACTTTTTTCATCCCCTACATGTGGCATCATTGGCGTGCTGTCTAGGATGTCACCCATAGTGTGACAAGCAACAGCCAGGCTTAGTGCTAGGTCGTCGTTGTACCCATCATCGGCTTCAATTTTACCATTTTCCGTGATAATAAAGGTTAAAAGCTCGGAGACAGTGCGCTCAGAGTTTATTTTTACTTTAGAAGTTCGTAGGCAATCCTCTAAAGAAGCTAGAACTGCTTCTTTGCTTTTGGCAGTTATTAACATTCCAAACTCCGACTTATCGTCCATCCATAAGTTTTCATACTCTAACTCTTCAAAGAGTTTTTCTATTAAAGCCAAACCAAGTCCATTTCTTTCAATAACTATGTTGGCGGTATTATATTTGTACCCCTCTTCTTTTATTATCTCAGCAAAATCGCGTAAAGATGTTTTGTTAGAGTAAAATTCAGCAACTTGAGTCCCGTTATACAAATCCAAGACATGGAAAGCTGAATAATCTTTTTCTCTTCCGTAAGAGGAATCAACGCTAATTAAGTAATTTGCGTAAGGTTTTGGGTCCTCCCAAACCCTCATACGTTTTCTGTATGTTTCTCTATAGTTATCATTTGTGCTTCCTCGCAATCTTCCCAAAGTGCTGTGGTCTATAAATGTATCTCCGGTACCCAAGAAAGAACATTCATACTCCTGAAGCCACGCTCTTTCCCCAATGTTCGGCTTGGTCTCCTCTGCCCATTTTTCTGTATAATCTGGATGTTCTCTCCAATGGATGTCCACAACGTTAAAACTATTATTCCTTTCTGTTGCCTCCCGGTAAATTTCATAGAACACGTTAGACATGCCGTTCACGGTTGAGAGCATTGTAACCTTACCCCCCGTTGAAATTGTTGGGAAAATTGCCGTCCAAAACTCTCGCATCTCAGGAATAAATGCCGCCTCATCAACTATGAGATGGGAAACAGCTTCACCTCTACCCGCACCTGCAGGCTGAGACCTTATTCGCGAGTTTGTTGTTAAGTGTAAATTGTGCTTGTTTTTTTCTTGAATCCCTGGTTTTAACCATAAAGGCAAGTCATCATACATCAATGTAACCCTCCGAAGGAACGCAGTAGATTCCCTATCCCCAATGGACACGACCATGATATTGTGGTGTTCGTTGAAAATAATAGACCATAAAGAATAAGCTGCACATAAAGTTGTTACCCCCGCCTGTCTAAATTTTCTAATGACATTAAACCTATGGTCTTTAACTTCATTAAGAATTCGTTGTTGAAATGCGTATAAGTGAAAAGGAACTAAACCTCGTAGAGGGTGTTCAATTAGGATATAATTATTGATGAAATATATCGGGTCTTCCTGACATTTCTTAATCTCATTTATTATTTCTTCTTTTGTAAGTTCCATCCTTTTATATTTATATAGAAATGAAGAAGATAGCTATTGTCCCTTTTCGGTTCGAAAGATACAAGGAAACCCCTGTATTTGAATATCTTACGTCTGCAGGATGGGAAGTCTGCCCCGTTGTGGGCGCGTCCTCCATATTTGAAGCTTTCTCCAATACTATTAAAGAAAAGGATATCCGAGCAAATGACAAAATTATTTTATGCCATGACGATATTAAAATTATATCAAACCCCCAACACTTCAATGAAACTTTGGACTACTATTTCGAAAAGGACCCCTCTGTTGGGTTTTTGGGAGTTGCAGGCACGACTGAATTAAACTCTAATGCAATTTGGTGGGAGGGTGCCTCAAACCCTCACCCTGAAAGTAGAGATAAATTATCAGGGATGGTTATTCACGGGTCTACTCAAAAAGAGTACTATTACACTTATTTCGGACCCTTGAGAAAAGTTGCAGTTCTTGATGGTGTTTTCCTTGCAACCAAAGGGTCAGTTCTCCACAGTATACAGACTAAAAAACCGAAAAGTTTCAAGGGGGATTGGGACTTCTACGACCTTTTTTACACAACCCAAGCAACCTTAAAAAATTTAAATAATTATACTGTACCTATTCAAATTGCCCACGAGTCCTATGGAAATACCGCAGGGAAAGAGTCGTGGCACCAAAACAGAGCAAGCTTTCAAGAGATGTATAGTTTTAAATTTCCTATAAAGGTCACATCTACCCAATAGTGTCATAGTTTACAAAAATTACATGCTTGTCATCTTTGTCTAGGAATTTATTGTTTCTTCGTGCTATTAGATTTTTTGATGAATTTCCAAAAATAGAAACAAGTACATCACTTCGGTCTATTACGAAATTTTCTGTCTCTTGGAGGATATCATTTCTTTCTTTAATATCTTTCGGAGGTTTGCCCACAATCATAAGACTTTTGGACTCTGGAAGAGCTAGTTTTAAGTGCAATTTGCTGTAAGGGTCAATCACGTCACAATACCCAGTATAAGGCAGTACCAAATTGTAAGGGACATTTAAAGCTCTTAAGGCAGATAAAACCTCAGAGCTTACACCTTGTTCAGGTATAATGTAAACTTCTGCAGGGTCAATATCATGAATTAATTTTTTTAAATTTAAAATATAATTATTTCGTTTTTTAGCATCCTTAATGTTGCGAAGTTTCGAATCTCCAAAAATACCAATTTTAACATTTTTCCCAAAATCGATTTCATTGACATTAATTTTTTCCATATATTAAATTTTTTCGTACACCGTATTTAGAGTGTACTCTATATAAGATAGATTATTATGAAACAACCCTTTAATTTCTTACAAAATGCTCTGAAAGAATCCGCAATTGATGCAGGTTTAATAGATGAGAACCTCGGCTTTGACACAACTGAAGTGGATAGACAAGCTTCGGAGCTTAAGGCTGCAACCCAAGGAAAGAGCAGCGAAGCACCTTCAGGTGGGGATGCTAAAAGCCCAAAGGTTACCGATAATCAAGATAACGCAACATCTGTCTCCAAAGCAGGTCCAGGAAACGACACGTTCTCCCACGAGGCTGAACAGGATTCAGATGGGTCCTCCGATGGAGCTGACCCTTGCACAGGTGGAAAGGGTTCTCCCGAACTTCCTGATGTTACTGTTGACTACAAGAAAGGAGAGAAAGAAAAGACTTTAGAGTTATCCCACCGTATTGAGTCTTTAGAAGGCGCAGTCCGTACTCTTATTGAAGCTCTTAATGAAGCTAATCCTGACGCTATGCAAGATGAGTATGACGACGCATCTCCTGAAGAACAGGAAGAAATGCAAAAATCTCTTAGAGCGGCATCAAAGCACAACGCTAAGATGGGCGCTGGGAACGTAGGTAAGGTGCCTACCCCCATGGACAAAGCCAGACAAAGAGCGAAAGCCGAGCGCGCAGCCAAACGCTCCTAAGCCGTGAAAGGATAATACTCAAAGAAGTAATCGGTTAACGCTAATACCGGCTTCTTCCAAAAGATTTATTCCTTGGTTGAGCCGGTATTCTTCTAGGTACACAACTCTTTCAATCCCTGCTTGGATTATCAACTTAGCACACTCAGTACAAGGACTCATAGTAACGTATAAAGTGGACCCTCCACTGCTTTGAGTGCTTTTGGCAAGTTTAGTTATCGCGTTTGACTCCGCATGAAGAACATACTTTAAGGTTTCACCTTTAGAGTCCTCACAGACGTTAGGAAAGCCTTGTGGAGTCCCGTTAAAGCCATCAGATATGATTTGACCCTCTTTAACTACTAAAGCCCCTACAGAGCGTCTCTGAGCTTTTGAGAGCTTGCCCCATTCCACTGCCATCTTCATGTAGGCTTTATCTAATTCTTGTTGCGTTGCCATACAACATCACAGATATTAAATCCAAAAAAGGATTTATTTTTCTTCCTCGGGGCTTTGTGGAATCCTCCTTCTTGGAGCCTTTCCCGTAGCTCTGACGTGAGCAGCTACACTTTGAACATGTCTTTCTCTTTCGGCAGCTTTTTTACCACCTTTCCACACACCTTTCTGAGTAGGTTCGTCTTTGGACAGTGTGGCTTTTAGGTCCGACTTTCTTCTAGCTTTTTTGCTTCCGGGTTGCTTTCCACCTTTTACATAATCCCCTTCGGGAGTTTTACTTCTCATTCTGGCGCTTTGCGCTGTGCTGGTCATCTCTTCGTGCATAGACCGTCTCCGGTCCATCCTATGTTTGTTACCTTTAAGGTTTAAAGCACCTTTAATGTTTTTAGTCTTACTAAGGTTCTTTACAGTTCTTGCATCCCCTTCTTTCTCTTTTTGGACCTCTTTGGTCGTAGCCGCATTCATTTCTTTCTCTCTTTTGTCCACAGTAACATTAGGGTTTCTGGAAGTATCCTTTGGACCTCCCTTTTCTAAAGCCTTCCAATACTTCTTTTCTTTAGCATCAGCTACCCGCTTTAAACGCTTCAGGCCTCTGGAGCCTTCTCCAAGAGGTAGTCTATCTCTATGCTGGAGGGCCCTTCGGCGGGCCTTTTTGTTCTCATAAGAATTGTGCTCCCAGGCTCCTGCATCCCTAGGATTATTGGTTCCAGGATTGTGTGGTCTGACGACGTAGCCACGCAGTTTACGTGGCTGCTTTGTGCTTATTGGCGTATCGGTTTCCCTCCTTCTACCTGGATATTCTCCACTAGATAGTCTTTTTGTTGCGGGGAACTGTCTAGACCCACCCCACTTCGGGGCACGCGAATGGCTTGGATTCCATGTTGACCCGAGGTCGTGTTTGGTGCCGCTTCTGCTGCGGTCAACCCATGATGTGTCGGTGTTACAGAAGGTCGCACTTTTATTTCTCATGTGACCTG